CGATAAGCTGTAAGGAAGGTGGGGAACGTGAAAGGCAAAACTGTCGTGAAGAAAAAGAAACCGGGACGCAAGATCCCCAGTAGTCTTTCAATGTCGAGTTTCAAAACCAATAGTGACGACAAAGCGATTTTCCGCGAGAAAGCAAAAAAGTATACTAATGGAAATGTTTCCGATTGGCTTCGTAAAGCCGGCCGCGAATACGATCCTGGTGCCGGGGATGATTTCTACTAAGCAAATTAAATGGTGGGAACGTATTTGCCTGCTATTTTGCAAGCCGATGATTTACATCGATAAAGATTGCAAGCCGATGATTTACATCGATAAAGAAACAACCCAAGACTACGGCGCTCGAACAACCGTAAAATATTTTCGAGGCAAATTTTACGTCATAAAGGTCGTCTATTATGGTGAGGGAAAAGAAGATGCGTCGTCCCCGATCGCCGCTTCCCCCTAAAGTCACCGCAAGGTGGGATTTATTCCCCGTCAATACCGGTAAACCGGTCATTACCTGCAAAACTGGAAATGGACAGGTAAAGGTATTGACCGAAAAGAAAAGAACCCTACCCGAAGCGGCAAGACCGTATATGTTTAAGCCCGGTCAAAGCGGTAATCCCGAGGGCGGCCGCCGGCATAATCCCGCTATCAAAGCGCTCAAGAAAATTACGCTCGAGGTCTACCGCGAAATCATCGAATTGGTATTGACCGAAAATATCAGTGAGCTCGAACGTATCGAAAATGACCCGCAAACACCGGCAATTCAGGTAGGCGCGGCAAGAGCATTTCGGCTTGGCATTCAACGCGGTGACTGGAATTTGATCGAACAATTCGCCGCCCGATTGGTGGGGAAGATACCGGACGAACTGAATGTACGATCGCAAAACCTTAATGCCAACTTGAACGGCGCTTTAGATCCGCTTAAAGTGAAAGCGGCGCTGAAAGAATTGGAAGAGGAAGTGTGAAGGATTTACCGTGTCCATTTTGCGGTAGCGACGAATTCCTTGTAAATTTTTACGATGTTACCCCGAAGGGCGGCGCGCTTCCGTACCAAGTTATGTGCACCGCATGTTGGTGTTTTGGGCCGTCTGCCGAACGAGAGGATATTGCGTGGCATCTTTGGAATAATCGAGCCGGGTTAAAGGAATTGGAAGATGAGGGAAGAGAAAAAATTAAAAGAGGGGGACATTAAAAATGAAAAATGAAGTCGTGACGGTAGTTACTGGTTTTTTGTGGGGCTTGGGGTTTATGATCGCAGTCCTTTTGATTCATAAGCTTGGCGGGATTCACGTCAATTTGCCGTAAAATTTGAAATTTTGGGTTTATGGGGGATTTCTACGGGGCCGGGCCGCGCGGGCTTATCCGCGGTGACTGTTTTGACGTCTTGCGCACCATTGCGCGTAATAGCGTTGACTCCATCGTCACCGATCCGCCCTACGGCTGGCGCTTCATGGGCAAAGCGTGGGATGCACCGGATATTCAAAAGCGCTACAGTGAAGAATTGCGCCGCCCAGACCGGGAACCAAAACCCGGAGCTACGGGCCGCGATAAATATCCGCGCAAACGCGGTGACCGGGCTCTTGTCGCCGGCTCTTACGATTTCTCAAATACCGGCAACCAAGCCTTTCAAGACTGGACACTGGCGTGGGCGTGTCATCCTTGACGAAGCGGCGGGGGAAATGCTGGATAGGCAGACGGGTAACTTGAGTAAGCAAGGTTCACCAAAAAAGAAAAATACCGGCGACAGCGCCGCTTTCGGCGGTGGGGATATCAGCACTTATTTCGGCGACACCGGCGGCGCTTCCCGTTTCTTTTACTGCGCGAAGGCGAGTAAGAAAGAGCGCAATGCGGGGCTTTACGACGGCATTGTCTCGACGCATCCGACGGTTAAACCCGTAACCCTCATGCGCTATCTTTGCAAACTCGTAACCCCCATTGGTGGGGTCGTTCTTGACCCTTTCGCCGGATCCGCAACTACCGGTATTGCCGCAATCTTGGAAGGTTTCGAATTTATCGGGATTGAACGCGAAGCCGAATATTTCGAAATTGCGCAAAAACGTTACGGTCATTACCTGCACGACTTTAGATGATAGTAACGCCGCAATTTAGTGAAGCTGACCTTTACAAGCTTGCGGTCGCACGGGCGCGATCGGAAGACGATCATCTTTTCTTTTGCCGGTATTTCTTTAGGGTCAGACAATCTATTAAATTTATCGTCAACTGGCATCACCGGTTGATGTGCGATATCGTGGATTCGGTCATTACCGGTGTTTACGAAAATGTCGTTATTAACGTCTCGCCCGGCGGAACGAAAACGGAAATTTTCGTCATCAACTTCATCGCCCGAGGCCTCGCTTTAAACCCGTGGGCGCGGTTTCTGCACCTATCAGGTTCAAACGAGCTCGCGTCTTTAAATTCAGCTACCGCAAGAGACTTGGTGCAGTCAGACGAGTATCAGCAATTCTGGCCTCGAAAAATCGCCGATGACGCAAGCGCTAAAAAAAGGTGGAACGTTTTAGTTACCGACAAAGACGGCCGCGAGAAATTAGCGGGCGGCGTTTACGCTACCGCCTTGGGCGGGCAGGTAACGGGCTTTCGCGCGGGGCATATGTCGCCGGGGTTTCAGGGCGCTATCATCATCGATGACCCTATTAAGCCCGAGGATGCCTTCAGCCGCACCAAAGTCGATGCAGCTAACCGGAAGCTTATCTCGACGGTCAAATCGCGTAGGGCGAATCCTTCGACCCCTATCGTTTTAGTAATGCAGAGGGTCGCCGAAAACGATCCCGCCGGTTTTATTTTAAACGGCAACCTTGACGGAAAGTGGACACACATAAAAATTCCGGCTATTCTAAATGAAGACTACCTCTCCGCCCTGGACAGAAAGTACAGGCAGTTGATCGAGCCTGGCGAGACCGTCGACGGTCGTTTTTCTTACTGGCCTTACAAGGAACCGTTACCGCAATTACTGGAAATGGAAAAAGGCGGCGGTCAAGACCGCAATGGTCAGCTTATTTCCCGCCACGTCTTTTCCGGTCAATACCAACAAGCGCCGAAAGCCCTCGGCGGTAATATCATTCACGGTAAAGACTTTAAGCTTTATACCGTTTTACCCAAAATAAAATTTAGAAAGGTATTCGCCGATACCGCGCAAAAGACAAAAGAGCGTAATGACTATTCCGTCTTTGAAGAGTGGGGCCTTGGCGTCGATGGTTGGATTTACCTTTTGAATTTAATTCGCGGAAGGTGGGAAGCGCCGGAACTTTTGCGAAGAGCGCAAACGTTTTGGGGCGCGTGTAAAGGCCGCGATGTGGATACCTACGGTTCCTTAAGAGAAATGGTGGTGGAAGATAAGTCGTCGGGGACGGGACTGATTCAAACCGTCAAGCACCCGCCCTACAATATCCCGGTCAAACCTATCGAACGTAATACCGATAAACTCGTTCGCTGCAATGACACGACCCCGTCGATAGAGGCCGGCATGGTTTGTCTTCCCGCGGATGCCCCTTTTACGCTCGACTTCATTGCCGAAGCGGAAGCCTTCACCGCAGACGACTCGCATGACTTCGACGATCAACTTGACCCTATGTTCGATGCCGTACAAGATATGTTAGGTTCAGGCAACGTGTTAAAGGTTTGGGGGGCATTGGGGAATGAAAGACAAAACGCCGGCGGATCCGTCGACCAAAGTAACCGCGGGGGCCGGCCCAACGTCGTCCAAACCATCCTCACCCGGTACGGAAGAAAAATCTAAATCGGAGTCCAAGCGATACGCCGACGCGCAAACGCGCGATGCTTTGGAACGCTGGAAAGCGGCGAGCTCCGGCGGTATCCGCGCGCCCGCCGAAGATGGGTACGATAATTTTCTTTCCCGGGTTGGCCTTCGAAATGAAAATTTACTGGCCGGCGGTACTTACGATTTTAACCTCGTCACCCGTAACCGCATTTTGCTCGAAGCGGCTTACCGCGGTTCTTGGATTTGCGGTAAGGTCATCGACTCATTCGCCGACGATATGACTCGAGCGGGGCTTGAGGTCACCACCAAAGGCGGCGAAGACTTAGAAAAACTTCACCGCATGATGACTCGCCTTTTGGTGTGGCAATCAATCAATACGACGATAAAATGGGGAAGGCTTTACGGCGGCGCTCTTGGCGTCATGCAAATCGCCGGGCAAAAATTGGAT